CGGGCGCCGGTACCCGGCGGATGGCTGTATCGCACGCTTCTTTGGGAAGGAGCGAAAAATACCGTCGACGATAAGTGGGTCTCGGTGGCAATGGCATTTGTGCCGGCCGTGCCCGAGTGACCGCGATGGCATTAAGAAACTGTCAAATATGCCGACAGTGTAACAAGAAAACTTTACAACTGGGTCTTCGCAGATGGCAGAAAGCCTAGGTTTTTTCCTGGCCCGCCGTTTGCGTCGGATGGACTTTGACAACTACCAGGGGAGGGACCATAGGTGCTGCATTACTCTGAGAGTAATCTATCATACATGGAGAAATAGTATGTCTAAGTTGGTAGCTACATTACTGGGCGGCGCCATGCTGGCGTTGCCGGTCACCAGCGCCCACGCGGTGCTGCAATTCTCGGGCACGGTCGGCGGCTTGGCGGTATCCTGCGTCGACAACACCGGCTGCGACACCAACCCGACAATCGGCATCTTGCAAACCGGGCCGCAGACTACCGGCGGTGTCAGCTTTCTCGGTTCCTCGCAAACCCAAACCACCGGCACGTTCAACGCGATCAACACAACTAGCTTCCAGATCGACAATCTGAGCGGGGCGTCGGTGGCGATCCAGTTGGCGGTCGGCGGCACCGACTTTGTCGGTCCGGTGACGACGTTGGCCCAGTCCGGCTCAGGCACTTTTCAGAACGCCATCGGCTCGACCATCGACATGGTTTTCTACGCCGACACTGCCAACGGTCAGGGAGCCGATACCCCGACCGATTTCCCCGGCACCTTGCAGGCCGATAGCGGGGTGATCACTGCGACGCTGTTGACCGACTCGTTCAACTTCAACAGCACCAGCGCGTTTGCCGACGCCAATAGCTACTCGATGACGCTGGGCACCGCCGGCACATTGACGGCGGGAGGCAGCCTTGTCGGCCGCTCACAGGCGCAGGTGGCGATCAACGCGGTGCCGGAGCCGGCTTCGCTCCTGATCCTCGGCGGCTCGCTGGTGGCAATGGGGGCGATGCTGCGTCGCCGCCGGCGTAACCAGTTCGGCGACGCGTCGGCGGCCTAACCTAAGATGCAGACCACTCGTCGTAAGTTCTCGCATCAGCGGCACACCGCGAAGGAACGGGGTATCGAGTGGGCACTGACTTACGACGAGTGGCTTTTCTGGTGGGAACAGACGGGGCATTTCCATGAGCGCGGGTGCCGTCGCGGGCAATACGTGATGGCTCGCATAGGCGACGTCGGCCCATATTCTCTAGAGAATATCCTCTGTTTGCGCATCGACCAGAACAGCGTCTTGCCGGTTCACAGCTCACACCCAGGTGAGGCTCATCCTAGAGCTAGGCTGACATGGGAGCAGGTACGCGCTATCCGTGAAAGTGAGTTGCTATACCGTGACTTAGCTACCCTATACGGCGTCAGTCGCAGCATGATTAGAAAGATACGTGCCGGTTCACGCTGGAAAGAAACGGACAAGACGGTTTGAGTGTCCGTGGGAACGGCGGGTCGCTACACCCCGACCAATCCCGAACAACCCCGTCAGCCCGTGGACCGTTGCCTGTCACAAGGCGGTCGCGACGGGCACCTACCCATAAAAGGAGATACTCGGATGCTACCAACACTCGCTCAGACGACACCGGCTCAGGACCAAGCCATGATCGAGGCCCGCGTCGCGTTTATGCGGCAAGCGCCGTTCCTAGCCTACTTCTACTATGACAAGATAAAGGAGTACCCCACCTACGACATGGAGATGGCGGCGACCGACGGCGTGCGCTTTTTCTATAACCCGGAGTGGTTCACCAACCTAAGACCGCCGGAGCGCTGTTTTGTGGTGGCGCACGAAATCTACCATGTGATCTGGCAGCACTGCCAGCACTGTAAAATCTACAAACGCGACGGCCACATCGACGGCGTACCATTTAGTTCGTTCCTGCACAACGTCGCGGCCGACTATGTGATCAACGCCGACTTGGTAAATCTCAAGATCGGTCTGATCAATCCTGAGTGGTTGTATGATCCGTTGGTTAAAGGAACCGACAGTATCGTCGAGATTTACAAGAAACTGTGGAAACAACAGCAGGCGGTTCCCCCAAACACCCCCTGGGTAACGCACGGTCGCGGTTCGCAGCCCGACAAAAAGGCTAAGGAGAAAGGCGGCGGCTTTGACGAAATCAGGGAGCCACACGTCGATCCCGTGACCGGCAATACCGATCAGATCAGCGAGGTCGCCTTTAAGGAAGCCATCGCCCGCGCTGCTCAAGCCGCCAAGGCAGTGGGCAAGATGCCGGGGTCATTCCAGCGGATGGTCGACGAGATCCTTGAGCCGCAGGTTTCTTGGAAAGATAAGATCCGCCTGACCGTGCTGGGTCATGTCGGCAACCGTCGGGAGAACTGGGCTACCCCCAACCGTCGCCGCATCGTGATGGACCCTATTGTCTATCTGCCGGGTAAACGCGGTGCCGGTGCGGACCTCGTCGCGGTATGGATCGACTGTTCGGGCTCGGTCGGGAACCGCGAGTATGACGCGTTCTTCTCGGAAGTCGGCGGCATCATGCAGGATGTCCGTCCCCGCAGACTACTGGTGGGCTGGTGCGACGCGGTGGTCCAGCGCACCGAGTGGGTTCAGACCCTCGACGAGGTCTACGGGTTGATGCGCGAGAATGTGCCGGGTCGAGGAGGGACCAGCTTCAAGCCGCCCTTCGAGTGGATGGCGAAGGAGGGGGTCGTGCCGGAGACCTGTGTGTACCTCACCGACGGCATGGGGCCTTACCCGCCGAAGACCACGTTCCCGACGATCTGGGTGATGTCGACCGACGTGAAGGCACCCTTCGGCGAGACCGTGCGCATCCAGGTTTCGGGCATGTAACCGTAATATCGGACGGTTGCACTGCCCGATATTGCCTGTAACAAAGTCGACCGGGTTGACCAAATCGTCGATTTGGTCAATCCACAACGTAACAATATGATCCGGACTCCAGATCCGGACTAACTCTCGGATGGAGTTGTTACAAGTGACAAACTGGACCCCTTCGCCGGACCACATCGACCGGCTAAAGATGACCGTCAATCACCTGACCAACCGCCGCGCCACATTGATGGAGACTGGCTACCCGTTGACCCAGGAACAGGTGATCGCCATCGTCAGCCCGCCGCGCATGCAGGAGTTTATGAAGCTCGGCTACGACTCCTTACAGACTACCCACCGCATTTGTTACGAGCTGGGGCCGGAGCATGGTCTGGGGCGGCGGTCGATCACCCAAATAAGTATCCCACGCGCGATTATGTATGCCTTTCAGCGGCAGCTTAGTAGTAACTATCAAGAACGCAACATAGCTTACTTCAACCGGGATGGTATCGACGACGATACCATGGAGAAACTAAAGCAATGGACCGAGAAGGCGGTCTTCGAACGCAGGTTGGCGATGCTGACCACCACTACGGTCAGTGATTTCTTCGATCACATGGGCTATAAGCCGAGTGTGAACGGCCTCGTTAACAAGCTCACGATGTACCACGTCATGGCGCGCTGGCCGGGGCTTAAGGTGGCTTTTAAGGCGGTTGCCACTCATAGCTCCTATTACCGGTACACCGATATGTGGGAGCGGTACTCCAACGAGGTGCCGCGCAACCTGCAGCGTTGGGCTTGGCCTCAGTTTGGGCCGGAGGCCGACTGGTACCTGAAGTACCAACGTCGGTTGGCGTTGGCCGAGGAGACCCTGTTATCCTGCGTGTCGCTGGAAAACCCCAAGGACGAGCCTTACACCTACACCCCCCGCAAACTGACGGCGCAACTGACCGACTGGCAGAAGCTCGGCGGGATGCCATTCTGAATGCCATGGTGGGGCTGGTTATTGTTGGTTCTTGCCGGTGTCATAGGCGTAGGGCTGTGGAAAATCTGGCCGCCGTGGGATAACGAGCGCGATTGGGGGCCTTGACATAATCTAATATTATAGGATAGGAAAGGGCTGCCGCTCGGGGGATTACCCCCCAATCCACCTGAGCGGCGTCCCCTGGGCGCCGTCGGTTACTCCCAGGAGTAATCGGCGGCGCCTTTTATTTTGCCGGGAACCCCTCATGCCCCTGATCACGCTCGATTTCGAGACGATGTACGATCAGGACTACAGCCTCACCAAACTCAGCGAAGTCGACTACATCAAGGATGCCCGCTTCGAGCCCATCATGTGCTCGATCAAGGAGGGCGACGCCGACACCATGGTGCATGTCGGTCGGAACATCGCGCCAGCACTGGCGCGGATCGACTGGAGCAGGTCAGCCGTGCTGGCCCATAATATACGCTTCGACGGCTCCATCCTGGCATGGCATTTCGGGCATGTACCCAAGATGTACCTGGACACGCTGAGTTTGTCCCGCGCCACCACCCATTGGACCATCGGCCGGTCGAGCTTAGCCAAGGTCGCCGACTATCTGGGATTGCCGGCTAAGGGTGATGAGGTACTGAAAGCCAAAGGCAAACGCCTTCAAGACTTCTCCCCGCACGAACTCGACCTCTACAAAAAATACTGCGCCCGCGATACCGACCTCTGTCATGCGATCTTTACCAAGATGCGGCCGTTGTTCCGAGCCAGCGAGCTTCAGTTGATCGACATGATCGCCCGCATGTTTATCCTACCGCAGGTCAAGCTCAACCCCGAAATCTTACAGCAGAACTATGACCGGGTGTTGGCCGACAAGGCCGCCGCGTTAAAACGAGTGTCGACGATCCCGAAGGAAGTATTCTCTTCGCAGCCCAAATTCGCTGCGCTCCTAGAGGAACACGGCGTCGAGGTGCCGATGAAAACCTCGCCCAGTACCGGCAATGAGATCCCGGCATTGGCCAAGGGAGACTGGGCTTTTAAGGAACTCTGCGCCGATGATACACACCCGCCCTTCGTGCAGTTATTACTGGCGGCGCGACTGTCCGAGAAATCGACGCTTGAGGAAACACGCTCCCGGAATATGCTGCGCCTTGCACAGAGATCGTGGCGAGTCGGTACCGGCTGGGCCCCCATCCCCCTCAAATACTCGGGCGCTCGCACCCACAGGCTGTCGGGGGATGGCGGTGCTAACTGGCAAAACCTGCCAAGAGGCAGCCTATTGCGAACAGCCATAGAAGCCCCCGCCGGTTGGCGCATCGTCCACCGTGACGCCTCGCAGATCGAAGCTCGCATGACAGCCTGGTTGGCACGATGCGGACCTCTTACAACGTCGTTTCGCGAAGGACGAGATGTCTACAGCGAGTTCGCGTCGATCATATACAGTCGTGACATTACCCGCGAGGACCGGCTCGAAAGGTTTGTCGGCAAAACCTCGATCCTCGGACTCGGCTATGGCTGCGGTCCCGACAAGTTCCGCAAAATGTTGTTCATCGGCAACGGTGGGGTTAGCGTTAAGGTAGACCTCGAAACCGCCGAGGTGATCGTCGCCAATTACCGTGCGGTCTACTACCAGATCCCGGCATTGTGGCAATATGTGAGCTATCTCTTAAAACAAATAATCAAACTATCCCGCCGAGTGCGCTATGACCGGATGCCATATGGGGTGGACTACAGCCATGTGCCTATCGACTTCGACTATGACTGTTTCATATTACCCAACGGATTGAAGATATCTTACCCTAAGCTGCGTCAGGACAGCGCCACGGCGCAGATGTTATATGATGACCCGAACCGAAATGATCCTGTGTATATCTATGGCGCGAAGGGGGTGGAGAATATTTCACAGGCGCTGTCGCGGATCATTCTTAGTGACATTATTATTCGTGTTCGTCAGACGACGGGGTACAATATTTTCTTGACGACGCATGACTCGGTAGACTATTGCGTACCTTATAGTGAAGCAGCAGCGATGGACGCTGAACTAGAGAAACAATTTTCGTTTATACCGACATGGGCAAAGGGTCTGCCACTCGCATCGGAAGGAGGTTGGGGTAAAAATTTAACATTAGCGGAACGCGCTGATAATTCATAAGGTTTGGTGAGGTCGGGCTTGGCGTGGTGGGGTAAGTTACGGTGCCGTGTGGTAAGGTAGGGATTTATTTAATCCGGTTAGCTGCGGTGAGGTCGTGTTTGGTTAGGTGTGTTCCGGTGCGATACGGTCCGGTAGGGTGAGGTGGTTTGCGGTTGGGTTCGATACGGTCTGGTCAGGTAAGTTGAGGTCCGGCCAAGGTTCGGTATGCCGAGGCAAGGTTGGGTCCGGTAGGGTACGGTGCTGTGAGGTGAAGTGAGGTGAGGTACTCTGAGGTTTGGCGAGGTGATGTGAGTTGTGGTTGGGACAGGTACGGTAAGGTAGGGCCGTTAAGGTCTGGTTTAACTCGGGTGTAACTAAGGAGACGACCGTGAAAACTTTCGTAGCAGTCATCGCAGGCGTGACGCCGTTTCTAATGCACAGGTTCAGCGACGCCAGCACTGAAGAGCTAGGCGCGCAAACACGCAAGACGCATGTTATAAAAACCGATCCGCGCGAAGCGGCGGAAGCGTGCGCCTACCGCACACCGGAGGGGTTCCTTTACTTCCCAGGCGACATGCCCGCGCGTATGTTGCGCGAGGCCGGCGCTTCGCACAAACAGCGCGGGTCGCGCCGCTCGTTAAAGTACATCATCCCGGCTGTCGTGACGATCACTGAACAGAAGATCATCCTACGCGATGCCAACGGGAACCCGCTGACCCATTTCGAGGTGGACTCGCGACCGGTGGTGATCCCCTCTACTAAGGGGCGAATACTGCGCCACCGGCCGCGCATCGACCTTTGGAACGCAGAGATCCCGATGGAGATCGACGACAGCGAAATCGCTCCGTCGACTGTTTACGAGTTGTGGGTGGATGGCGGTAAGAAACACGGGCTTGGCGATTACCGCCCGAACAGCGGCGGCATGTTTGGCAAGTTTCAAATTCACAGTTGGCAAGAACTCGACGATCACGTCGTTCGCCCTCTCGCGGCTGAATAAATAAGTTCGCTAGGCTGTGGTTGGCTGTGGCTAGGCCGGGTCCGGTGTGGTGTTGTCCGGTGGGGTTGGCTGCGGTTTGGCGGGCCTAGGTCGGGTAAGGTGTGGTCAGGTGATCCCGGGTTTGGTGAGGCCGGGTACGGTGCGCTGAGGCGCGGTTCGGTAGGGTGAGGCGTTAATAAATTATCAGGCTATAGTTGCGAATACGGCACGGTCAGGTGCGGTGAGGTCAGGCATGGCGCGGTGAGGTCGACTCAGGCCGGCTGAGGTAGGGCGAGGTAAGATGCGGTGTGGTAAGGTTAGGCTTCTTAGTGGAGGATTTTATAGTGGCTGACGAAAACGCAACCCCCCAAACTCACTCCGAGCAGCAGGCCGCCAGGCTGCGTGAACGCGATCGCCAAGCGGCTGAGGCCGATGCCAACCGGGCGCCAGGCGAGCGCGAACACGACGAGCGCACAAGTAACCGGAGACAGGGCTCAGGCCGCGAAAACGTCATCATCCCCGAGCACTCTCGCGAAGTGCCGCCGCCGACCGATGAGTCGCCGTTTGGCGCCAACCCCAAGCCGCCCCTTAAGATCCTCAACATCGACGGTCCCGGCAACGGCGCCGCGACGACGAGCTGGATCGACTTCTCCGAGCCGGCACCGATGGAGCTGATTCAGGCAATTTACGATAATTCTAAAGACGGCCCGGTCACCATCTGGTCGCGGCATCTGGCCGAGTCGGACTTCTCGGCGTTGTTGTGGAACTGGCTGGTGGAAGGCGACGCCGCCTGGCGTTCGCGCTCGCTCTCGATGCAGTTGTGGGAGCCGCCGACCGAAGTGCCGCCGAGGGAAGCTGGCCAAGCGGTCAACTTCACTCCGCCGGCTCCGAAGACCGCCGAGCGCGCTCCCGCCCCGGCTCGCGCTCAGCCTGCGCAGCGCGCGCAACAGCCGGCGCACAAGTAGGTAAGGGGGTAAGCCCATGCCCGATAAGCCCATCGAACGCATCGAGCAAATGGACCTCGTCCCACCGGGCGAGGTCGGGGAGACCAAGTGGACCGGGCGTGGGCGGATGGTGGGGGCACCCGCCCCCACTACCGACATGCAGCAGCCGACCCGGCCGCACGATCCCGACCCGAACCCGCCGGAGGATGTGATCCCGGAGATAGCGGACCCACAGATGCCCACCCAGGAGCACTCGTTCAACGGCCCCTTGAGCCGGCGCAAGGCGGCAGGAGGGCACCATGCCTGAGATAACCTTCCTCGACCTCGACGCCTCCGGGATCGACCTGAACGAACCCTGCCCGGCGGACTTTATGCAGTTCGTCTACGAGAACTCGCAGGACGGGCACCTGACCCTGTGGTCGCATATCTTGTCCGAACCCAACGGTCCGGCGCGTATCCAGAAATGGTTCGACGAGGGGCTGGCGGAATATCACAGCCGCTCGATCCAGATCCAGATGGCGCCGCCCACCCCTAACCCCCCATCGGGCGACAACGTGACCGAGGTGACCTACCCCGAGGGGGCGACAGAGGCGCCGGTGAATGTCGACGTGCCTTATGTCAGCGGTGGTGACGCCGTTGGCAGCACCCTCACCTGCACCATGGGCAACTGGCAGGGCACACCGACTTCGTATGCTTACGCCTGGGCCAGCGACGGGGTCGCTACCGGCGACGCCAGTGAGACCTACAGTGTGCTAGCCAGCGATGTCGGTCATGCGATAACATGTGTCGTCACTGCTACGAACAACGCCGGTTCCACCGAAGCACCACCATCCAACGCTGTCACTATCACTGCTGAAGCAAGATCCCAAAGTCGTCGCGAGTACCCGAAAGAAGAGCGCCGAGACTAACCCTAATGAGGCACCGATGCCCGCATTCACTTGGTCGTTCTCAAAACTCAAAAACTTCGAAACCTGCCCCCACCGTTACCTCCATTACGACATCCTCAAGGACGTAAAAGAACCTGAAAGCCGCGCTCTCGTCGAGGGCGCGGCGCTCCACAAGGCTTTTGAAGAGCGGGTACGCGA